CTCCTGCAGGTTTTGCCACAGGAGCAGTTGGTGCTGGTGCATCTTCTTCATCAAAGTCGCTGACCGGGGCCGCCACTTTGAGTGCTGGCTTTGCTGAGACTTCATGAACATCACCGTGACCGTCTACTGCTACAGCTGGTGCTGCCGAACCAGCAGGTGCTTGTACACCAGCAGGACGGAAGTATTGTCCCCAACGTTCTGTGTCGTATGGCTGACCATCAACTGATGCTTCAAACATCTCTTTGATAACTTTCAACTCAACATCAGTTGGCTTCTTGGGCAAGAATGTGCTCAAGTCAAACAAGCCATGTGCATCAACTGCGGCTTGTTCTGCTTCAGTCAGGGCTGACTCTTTACGTGCCCACTTTGATCCGTTGTAGTCAGCAAACCCGCCCTTGGCACCTTTGCTGATACGGAAGTCCAGACCACGCAAGTAGTCTGTTGGCAATTCTTCCAGTTCAGGATCCATCAAGGCTCCTTTGATAGTTGTAAAGATTTGTGGACCAATGATAAATCTACGGATTGGATTCTCTGGTGACTTGTCATCGCTCAAGGGGTTTTCGCGAACGAAACCTTGGAAGATGTAACTGCGTTTCTTCCAGTACTTACGGCCCATGTCTTCAAGGCTCTTGTCCTTGAACCAGGTGCGTACTTCTGCCAAGATTGGGCAAGCTTCGTTCCACATTTCCACGCAAGGTACTTGTACCATAACTTGCTTGGAGTCCATCTCTCCTTTGATGCCGTTGAATGGCAAACGAATCATTGCTCGTTCTTGCCAGAAGAAAGTGTTTTTTGTATTACCGTCGGGGAGGAAGCGTAGTGTAGCCGATTGGCCTTCTTCCATGTTCCAGTGCGGGTAAATTGAATTATCTCCGCGTTCGGTGGATGATCCACCTTGTTTTGATTCTGCCGCTTGTAAACGTGCGCGAATATCTGCTAATGATGCCATATTGTGTTGCCTTTCTTGTGCGTTAATATGATTTTAAAATTTAAGTCTTGCTTAAATGCTGCCTACAAGGTTATTTTAACACAGCCTGTCTGTGTTTCCTACCAGTACGGTAGAGAATTTTGCCTAACTTGTTGTTTACGGAAGTGTGCGCCACTACGCACACTTCTTTTGTATGTTTATTTATATTATTTGAGCAAAGCCAATGATTTTATTCTTGCCAAAACAGCATCGCCTTCACCTATAACAGGGGCCATACCGCCTGCCACTGTGCCCATTTCATACATGCCGCCACATTCTGCCAAGCCGTGTTCCGGGCAGTATTCGCCTTCCATTGTGCTGTTGCAAGATCCTTCATGGACCACAGGGGCGTCAAACCCACTCATGACTTCAAATGTGTTGAGCACGTCAGCTTCAGGCATGATCATGCCGCTGTTGCTTTCCGTAACGCCAAGTTCATCTGCCAGGCGATCGCTAATCCAGTTATAAGGATCGCCAGTACGTGCTTTCATTGTGCCATAAGGCATTTCACCATTGTCACTGTAGTAGTCATACAAGGCATGATACAGGTCATCATCAAGGTCACCGTTGGCTTCGAAGTTTTTGACTTCGTGTTTGAAACGGTTTAGAATGTGTTCAAGTGTTTCGCCTGCAGAGTCCATGAGTCTGCTTTCGGTGAATTTGTCAAAGGCTGCACCACCTGCAGACAACAAAGCAGCTTTGAGTATTGGCACACCGGCCGCTTTTCGCATGGTATCAAGTGTGCTTTCGAATGTGGCCAGGTTGTCACCTTCCGCCATGCCTTCTGCCACAGGTTGTTGTGGCACAGGATTAGGTGCCACACCAGCGTCCACAGGAGCAGTTGCGCCTGTTTGTGGTTCAGCAGGATTACCTGGAGCAACAGGCTCTGGCAACTCAATGCCCAGTTCAGCCAGGCGATTCATGACTTCTGTATCGTTCCAACAGTTGGCTCTGGGATCTTGATCAGCAAGAGCATGTAGTCGATCAAACAATTCATCGTCGCCTACCAGGTCATACAGTTGTTCTGTTGCATTGGTTGCATCAGGACCAACAATGAGTTCTTTGGTCATGAGTGTTTTTAACTTGTCCAATTGTTCAGGAGTTTCGGGCAGGGTCCATGTGCCTTCTGCTAGATTGTTGATCCAGTTTTCAAAAATATCTGCTTCTTTCATTTCGTGTCCTCTTTGCTGAATCTTGGCCAGCAGTGGTAATGCCGCTTCAATACGGCTGTCTATACTCTGTTCGATAAACAGAGTCTTGATGTTGTCAACAACACCCTCTTGTTCATTGATCGTAGCAGGATGCCACGATTCAAAATACTTGGCATAGCCACGGCCCGTGGCCATGTGCTTGAGATTTTCACGCAAGGTTTGATAGTAAGCGTGTGCTTCTGTCACTAACTCTTGTGTGACGCCTTCTAGTATACGAGTTGCGCTGGCACGATTGAAACGGCTCAACACAGCAATTTCGTTTACTGTTTCTGAGATGTGACATCCACGAATGTCATAGGGCTTGCCACCTTGGCGCACATGTTCCAACATGGCTCTAGCGCCACTTAGACTTTTGAAACCCAGTTTAAACTTTTCGCCTTCGGCAGTTTCGATAAACATCCGATCAATGTGACGATAACGTGCGTCGCCTTCACCCAAGGGTTGGCTGTGAACAATTTGCAGTCGGGCTTGAGTTGGTTCACCTGCGTAACTGACTTTACGTGTACCGTAGTAGCCTTCAAACAGGCCCTCTTGAATGGCTGCCATGCCTTGCATGGTGTGCTTGAGTTGGTTGATATCTGCTATGCTGTGTGTCCAACGATTGCTTGTGGCTTTTTGGTTCAGGTGCTGTAAGAAATCAAAGAACTCTGATTTGTCATCACCTTCCATGGTACGGCCTAGATTGTCCCCGTACATGATCTTCATTTCGTTATCACTATCCAGCACAATAACCATTGTACCATAGTTTTTGCCTGCACCAGAAATGTAATCAAATGTAAATGTTTTGGCATCTTCTGCGTCAGATGGTCGGCCCATCTTGTCCAGCATTTCGGGGTGGAAATTGCGTGTAGCCAGCAAATCCAGCAGTTGTTGTGATATAGTATTCGTTGTTGCCATGGTAATATATTTAGCGCATCATTGCAATGAATGGGAATGGTTCAATTATGTTGTCTGTGTGGTCTTTTAGGTAGGAATTTAGGTCTGCATGATAGGTTTGTAACAACATCAGCATACGAGTGGCAAGTAATCCTGCCATCACAAGATCATCTGTTTCCCCGGGTTTGGCCGCATAACTAGAACCGGCAGCCACAAATGTTTTTAGTTCGGTAATCAAGGGCTTTGAGTAGATCTTCATGCGCCCAGATTCTATTAGAATTTTGAACTTGTTACAGGCCACAATTTTGCTCTTGTTGGTAGTGGTAAATCCCTTGCGAATTCTACGACCGCCAGTGCCTTGTACACTATTGTCGCTGAGGAAATATCCAGGAATATTTTCTTCCCCGTACTCTGCAATAGAGATCAAGGCTGCTTCACCCAGGGTATTGTTTTCCACTGAGTAGTAGATCTTTTTCTCATCCCGGACCACTGAGTGTATTTCTTTGATGATGTCTGCCAGTATTCGGATCTGTGTGGGCACATCAGTTTTGTTGTGTCGCCACTCGGCCACCTGCTCTGTTGTTTCTGCTTCAAACACCTGTATGGCTGAGGGATCACCACCTGTGCCCAAACTTGGGTCAAGTGCCACAATGTACATCTTGTTGGGATCAATAGGACGGTACCAACGCACTTGTCCAGTTTTATGAGTGGGGTCTACCCCTTCCATTTCCAACAGTTTGATAGGAGAGATCAGTGTTTCGTCATTGATAACAAAGTCACAATCCATCTCTCGACGGAAACGTTCATCACCCAGTTGACTGCGTTGTTCTGCAGCCCATTTATCGTCACGATCAGGGTGCTCGCGCCAGAAGGCGCGGAATGCTCGGAATCCATTAATGCCCAAGCCATCGGGTCTTGGATTGCCAAACTCATCTTCAACCTTGTTGGCACCTTTCCAGATGTAGGCAAACTGATCTTCGTCTGAGTTAGGAGTGCTTGTGATAATTGCTTTACCACCTGTTGACAGTGTAGGTGTAATACTAGTCCAGAACTCTTTGGCAATTGTGGGTCGCACAAACGCAAACTCGTCTAGGTACAAGAGTGTAATACTCATACCACGA